TAGAATGAAAGGTATGAAAAAGAAACTTACCTCTGCTAAGACTGCAAGAGATCCTAATTCAAGAATCAATAAGTCATTAAGAGCATGGAACTGCTAATGAGAGATACTAAACTTATTAATGCTTATGTAGTACAACAAGCACGAGAAAAAAAAAGACAAGAATTATTCAAAGTGTTGAAAAAAGAAGTAGAAACTGGAGCCAATGGCACACAGGACTACATTATTAAAAAGGGCATAAACAAAGATAAAATAGCAAAGAAATAATATGACAAAAAAATTAGAAAAACTAGCAGATGAAATGATTAGACTGAGTCCAGAAGAAGGACAGCAGCTATCTATGATTATTAAGGCAAAAATAATGCCTGAACAAATGAAACAACAACAGCAACAGGGTTTATTACAGCAGCAAAATCCTCAAGCTCAACAACAAATGAATGCTATGGGTAAAAGACCAGGTGGTCAAATGCCTATGCCTAATTCAAGAGAAGCTGCAATGAGAGGATTATTAAGATGATTACAAAAATAGCAAAACTATTTGTTAAAAAGAAACCTAGCTTAATGGACACAGCTAAAGGCTATGGAAAAAAAGCACAAGCAAAAGGCATGGATGCATTTGGTAAAATGCAAAAGAGTAAAATTTACAAAGACGCATCAAGCTCTATTGGTGAGCTAAGTGCTAAATATAAAAAACTACCTAAGAACTACAAGACAGGTATTAAAGTAGCAGGTGCTACTGCTGTTGTAGGTGGTGCTTATGCAGCAGGTAAATCTAACAGAAAAGGATAATTATGCCACAAGTAGGAAAAAAGAAGTTCGCATACACAAAAGCAGGTAAAAAGAAAGCTAAAATGTACGCAAAAAAATCAGGTAAGAAAGTTAAAAAAGGTTACTAATATGAATAGATTATTCTCGTCATCAACTGGAACTAATGTAAATGGTAATTTTAAATCTAAAGCTAAACAACATATTAAAACTGGTAAAAAATTTCTTAATAAAAAAGTTATTCCATCAGTTGCTAAAAATTACAAAAGCTATGTAGCTCCAACAGTAGGTTTATTTAAAGGTGCAGCTAACATTGCAACTGGTGTAGGTAAAATGGCATTAAAAAATCCATTATTAGCAACAGGTGCATCTCTATTAGCTATGGCTCCAAAAAAAACAATTAAAAGACCTCAGTCTAAAGAATGGACTAATAAAGGTAAATGGATGGTTTAATGGTTGATGAAGATAAAACATTTGAAAACGAAGTAAAGCCAGAAAACCATGGTGGTAAAAGACCTGGTGCTGGTAGACCTATGGGAGCCAAGACAAAAAAGAATTGGAAATCTATGGAGGAAATGGCAGAGAAATATCAACATTCTCCTTTGGATTATCTATTAGCTGTGTTAAACAATCCTATGAGCTCACCTGAACGTAAAATGTACGCAGCCGAAAAGGCAGCACCATTTGTTCATGCAAGATTAGCTTCTACTAATACTAAAATAGGAACAGATGAACCAATCGCAATCAAAGTCTCCTGGCAAAAAGACGACTAAGAAAGCAGTCGCTAAAGTAGAAATACCTTATAAGCCAAGACCTTACCAATTATCTGTACATAACTCACTTAAAAGATTTAGTGTTTTAGTATGTCACAGACGATTCGGGAAATCAGTACTAGCTATTAACGAATTAATTAAAACAGCAGCAGACAAACCAAGATCTTTGTGTGCATTCATAGCTCCGACTTACCGACAAGGTAAATCAATCGCTTGGGAATATTTAAAGTTTTATACAAAACCATTAATGCAATATGGTGGAAGTAGAAACGAAACAGAATTAAGAATAGATCTCTTTAATGGAGCTCGTATACAAATCTTTGGAGCAGATAATCCAGATAGTATTCGTGGTATGGGTTTTGATAAAGTTGTTATGGACGAATATGCAATCATGTCCCCTAGAGTGTGGACTGAAATTGTAAGACCAGCAGTATCTGATAAACTAGGATCAGTTTTATTTATTGGAACTCCAATGGGTCATAACCAGTTTTGGGAAGTATTTGACTTTGCACAACGTGGTCATAAAGATTGGTATGGAAAGTTATATAGAGCATCTGAAACAGGAGTAATCCCAGATGACGAGTTAGAACAAGCTCGTGCTATAATGACTGAAGAACAGTACCAACAAGAATTTGAATGTTCATTTACAGCAGCAGTATCAGGAAGTTATTACGGAAGATTAATAACTAAAGCAGATAAAGAAGAAAGAATTGGTGAAGTTCCTGTAGACGAAGCAGTAGGTGTAGAAACTTGGTGGGACTTAGGAATTGGAGATTCTACATCAATATGGTTTGCACAAAGAGTTGGAGAAGAAATACATTTAATAGATTATTACGAAACTTCAGGTGAATCATTAGCACACTATGCAGAAATTCTTACAGAAAAAGACTATGCATATAGTAGACATATAGCACCTCACGATATTATGGCTAGAGAGCTTGGAACAGGTAAGTCAAGATTAGAAGTAGCAAATGAATTAGGTATTGACTTTGAGGTAGCACCTAGACTAGAAGTAGATCATGGAATTGAATCTGTTAGAAATACTTTAAAAAATTGTTACTTTGACAGAGTTAAATGTAAACAAGGACTAGATGCTTTAAGACAATACAGAAAGCAATGGGACGATAAGAATCAAGTATTTAAGAACAAACCACTTCATGACTGGTGTTCACACGCAAGTGATGCATTTAGATATGGATGTGTACACGACCCAATTGATACATCAGACTGGGATAAACCAATTAATATAGATACAAAATACGTAGTATGAAAAATAAAGAAAAATCACAAAAAGAAATATTATCAGTAATAAGCAGAGAAATACATAACGCATCAGGATATATTGGTGGAGAACTTGTAGCTAGAAGAAAAAAGTCATTAGAGTATTATTTGGGAGAACCTCTTGGTAACGAACAAGAAGGTAGATCTCAAGTTGTTTCTAATGATGTTTTAGATACAGTAGAAAGTTTAATGCCATCATTGATGAGAATTTTTACAGCAGGTGATAATGTATTTAGTTGTGAAGGTATGGGGCCTGAAGATGAGGAAATGGCTAGACAATGTTCTGACTATTTAAATTATATATTCTATAAAGAAAACGATGGTTTTCTTGCTTTATATACAGCATTCAAAGATGCATTAATCCAAAAGAATGGAATCTTAAAAGTATATTGGGACAATGCAGAAAAAACTGAAAGAGAAGAATATACTAGATTAACTGATGATGAATTTAATGATCTTGTTGCAGATCCAGAAGTAAAAGTTTCAAATCATACTGAGTATGAAGAAGCTATTACAGATGATCGTGGTCAAGAAATTGATAAAATTCCTTTACACGATATAGTAATTCATAGAACAAAATTATATGGAAAGGTTAAAATAGAACCTGTTCCACCAGAAGAATTTTTAATTGAACGTAGATGTAAGTCTATTGATACTGCTAACTTTGTTTGTCATAGAGTGAACAAAACAAGAACAGAATTAGTAGAGATGGGCTATGATAGAGAATTAGTAGATTCATTACCAACTGGTGATGGTGATTATTATTCAGAAGATAAATTTACTAGACATCAAAGCGTAGACTTTTCTCATGGAGAAACAGATGGGGATAAAAGTACACAAGATGTTTTAATTCATGAGTGCTATGTTAGAATGGATGCAAATGGAGATGGTAAAGCAGAACTATTAAAAATTTGTGTAGCAGGTGATGGTAAGAAACTTCTTGATATGGAAGAAATAGATACAATGCCTTTTATATCTATGACTCCAGTTATCATGCCACACAGATTCTATGGAAGAAGTGTAGCTGAATTAGTAGAAGATATTCAATTAATAAAATCAACTGTAATGCGACAGATGTTAGACAATATGTATCTAACAAATAATAATAGAGTTGCAGTACAAGATGGACAAGTGTCTATGGATGATCTTTTAACAAATCGTCCTGGAGGAATCGTGAGAACGAAACAACCTCCTCAAAATGTAATGATGCCTATTCAGGCTCAACCCATTACAGAACAGGCAAGTGGTATGTTAGCTTATTTAGATTCTGTTAAAGAAACTAGAACAGGCGTAACTAAACAATCACAAGGGCTAGATTCAAATGCACTAAGCAGTACAGCAACTGGTCAAAACCAAGTCTTAACACAATCGCAAATGAGAATGGAGTTAATAGCCAGAATTTTTGCTGAAACTGGTGTGAAAGATTTAGCCTTAAAAATGTTTGAACTTACTTGCAAGTATCAGAATAAAGAAAAGATAGTAAGAATCAGAGGAAAGTATATTCCTATGAGACCTTACGAATGGAAAGACAGAGTTAATATTACAGTACAAGTAGGATTAGGTACTGGATCAAAAGAACAGCAGTTAATATTGATGAATGCTATATTAGAAAGACAAATGTCAGCAATCAATCTACAACAGAATGTTCATGGCCCAATGGTTAATCTAAGAAATATTTACAACTCTTTGAAAAAATTAGTTGAAAATGCAGGTCTAAATAGTATAGAACCATACTTCATGGATCCAGAAGTGGGAGCAGCACAAATGCCACCTATTCCTCCGAAGCCACCTACTGAATTTGAGAAGGTGACGTTAGCCCAAGTACAAGGTGAAAACCAACGTGCACAATTAAAGGCTGAGACGGAAGCTAAGAATATAGAAGGCAGAATGAGACAAGCACTTCTAGACTATGAACTAGCCATCAAAGAAATGGAATTAAAATACAATACCAAAATTGATGAACTAGAATTGAAACGAAGATCTATGTTAGAACAAACTGATTTATCTAAATCAGGTGATCTAATGAAACAAATGATACAAGGACAACAACAATTCTTTAAAAATGGACAAAGAGATACTAATCAGGGAGGGCAAGAGAGCCCAGCAACTGCTGGACGATCCCCTTCTAAAGAAAGCATTTGAAGATCTTTCTGAAATTTACAGACTAGAGATCTTTAATACAAGTTTCGCAGACGATGATACTCGTAGAAACCTTTGGGTAGCCTTTAATATGGTGGATAAAATCAAAGGACATTTACTGAGTGTTATGTCAAGTGGAAGGCTAGCTCAAGCCGATATCGAGCAATTAAACAAACGAAGTTAATCTAACGAAACTTCAATTTCGTCAACCCATGAAAGGAACGATACAATGGCAGATCCAATAAAAGGTGCAGCAGAAAAAATTTCAGGTTTACTGAATCCTCAAGGGGACACTCAAGTACCAGAAACTAAAGCAGAACCTTCAGAGTCAATTCCTGAGACACAGGAAGTTCAAGAGAGTCAATCAGAGTCGAATGAAACTCCAGTAGAACAGACAACTGAAAATACTGAGACTGAAGAAGAAACTACAACAGAATTAGAGACACCAGAACTCCACCGAGTAAAAGTAAGTGGTCAAGAGTTAGAGGTGAGCCTCGATGAACTGAAAGCAGGATATTCTAGAGACTCGGATTATAGACAAAAAACTCATACTTTAGGGATGGAAAAGAGAGATCTTGAAACTCAAAAGAATAGTTTGCGTCAAAATTACGACACTCGTTTATCAGAACTAAACGATTTAATTTCGACAGCTGATCAATTTGTGAAACAAAAACAAGGTGGACAAGACCTTGCTAAACTTTACCAAGAAGATCCTACAGAAGCTTCAAGACTTGACTTTGAATTAAGACAAGAAAGTAGCAGAATAGAATCTTTAAAAGCTAAAGCAAGAGAAGTTCAAACTCAACAATATGAGTCTTATCTTGAAACACAAAAAGAATTAGCTGCAACAAAAATACCAGAGTTTAGCGATCCTAATAAAGCTGATAATTTTAAACTTAGTATGCGTAATACGTTACGAGACTATGGTTTTAATGATCAAGAAATAGGAAGCCTTGCAGACCATAGATTTTTAATGGTTGCAAAAGACGCTATGAGTTTTAAATCTAGAACAGATAAAAGACCTATAGCTTCTAAGAAGGTAGCAAATGCTCCCAAGGTTTTAAAAGCTGGTGTTGCTAAATCGGATGTTAGTTCAGGTAGAGAGCAAGTAAGAAATAAAATCAATACGCTAAGAAAGTCTGGTCACATTAAAGATGCCCAGTCTGCTATAGCTGATATGATTAATCTTAAATCTCAACAAAGGAAATAAACAATGGCACAACCAACTAATACGTTTGACACGTATGATTCAGTAGGCGAAAGAGAAGATCTTTCTGACGTTATCTACTCAATCTCACCAACAGATACACCATTTTTAAGTTCTGCTGCTAAAACACAAGCAACTGCAGTAGTTCACGAATGGCAAACAGACGCACTTGCAGCAGCAGCTACTAACAATGCTGTTATTGAAGGTGACGAAGCAACTTTAGACGCATCAACTGCAACAGTTAGAC